AGTAGGCTGATACTCGTTATATCGTATCGGGCTATATTTCCTCACTGCTGTCTCATATATGGCATAATACTTATCTCCGTATGCAGGTTCTCTGTCTCTGTATTTGTATAACCAGCATATGAAACACGCTACTGGTATCAGCATGTCATTGGGCAGAGGTATTGGTCTATATAAAGAGTAGACTGGCGGGAATGATGGGATGTAGTAGATGGGCAGGGTGAAGGACGATGAAGGTTCAGGGTAGAAGGTGATGGTGTTGGTAGGAGGAGGAGAGATTAAGTAAGTATCGCCTGATGATATGCTGGTGGAAGGTATGGTGGCTATGGTTAGAGATGTAGAAGAATTCCAAGCTATGACATAGCCGTTGTAGGTTGTTCCGCTGTGGGTAATGTGGACAGTTCCCCCTACAAGAGATTGGGTAAAGGTCTTGCCTGTGTCGGTGAGGGTTACTTCTCCGTTGGATACTGTTGCATTCGATGTTGCTGTTCCTGATATGATACTGTCTGGATAGGTGAATTTAAGGGTGTAGTTGGTAGGTATGTCTGCTGTTTCTGAAGTATCGTAGGACATATACGTAGGGTAGTATATGTATGTTATTCTGTTGTTGTCATAGTAGATAGAAGGTAAGACATAATCATCTTCCGATTTGGCAAAGAATTTAAGAAAGTCGTCTGGCAGAGTATACGATGATGTTCCTGATACTATGCTGATAAAAGACTGCTTGATAAATAATTGTGTCCTTCTTGCAAACTCTCGTAAAGCGGTGTTGAGTAGTTCATACGTAGTCGATTCATCTATGAAGGTGGAGGTGGAAGACTCGTTGATGAGAGTATAGACTTTGCTGATAATAGAATAAGCATTCATTGGACTATCTCCTTCCTGCCCTTATCCTTTTCCAAATCCTTCAAGAACCTTTGTGTATAATAATTCAGTATCTTTTCATTGCTCGGAATACCTGTTACAGACGGCACAAAAGGGTTATATAATATTTCACACAATCCTTCTTTTTCAGCGTCCAATGCCATATCAAAAGGAAACATATCTACTTGCCCTACACGTACTGTTTCTACTTTTCCATCCTTATCATATATCTTATCATATTCCTGTTTTGCAAGTATTACACAAAAACCTATTTTGTCTGCTTGATTGACCATACATTTAGTAAGAAATCTTGCCGCACCTGCTTTTGTCTCGACAATAGTCTCTGGCTTATATCGATACTTTCTTTTTCTTGGAGTATAGAACATACTTCCTCCTTTAATTCATTTTTTACTCCAATTTTTTGTCTTTTTTACTTCTTTATTCATACATTTTCTTATCTTCTCGATGGTATAATATAGCCGATATAGTTTCTTGTCTCAAAAATAGGTACAGCATCCTTATCGAGAACAAATCCTGAATGCTTAGATTTTATGTGAAAGTCATATTTATCGCCATACTCTTCAACGATTTTCTTTCCTATCTCTGTTAACTTCAGCGTTCTATTTTCGTGTAACTCTTTAAGAATACTTGCTTTTTCTTTAATATCCGATGTATGCCATGAAGAGACTATGTCTTTTGGATTGTCATCGTCAAGAGGTCTTACTGCTCTTCCCAGAAACTCACCTCTTGCCACTTTTTGCATATTAGTATCTTTATCTATGTGCAATACGTGGCAAGACATCTTTTTATAAAAAGCACGATTAGCTGTGATAAAGTTCTTGACGTGGGTATGCTGACTATCCATAATATCCAACGCTTCAGTAGCGGTAACATGGACAGATTCAGGTACTTCTGCATTGATGATTATAGTATAGTGGTTAGTAAAACGTATTCTAACATATGGTATCTTGCTATATTTGTGCCTGAATGAAGAAAGCTGTGAGTGTTTGATATTGACCATGTAGATACTATCACCGAAAGTCAATACTATTCTATCCTTCCACCGTGCCATATAGTAGTCTCTACATCTTGGACAGTCTAATCTATTACATCTATGTTTATACCATACTGCATGGTTTTCATAAAACGCCATTCCGTATGTTCCACATAGGTCTTTCGAGTTTCGTTTTATCTTGAAATCTATATCATCGTATTTCATGGCAATACCTCTTTATCTGTCTTTTCTTAACACTTCTACGTTGGTAGGCTCACCAAGTATCCTTCTCCCTATCTTCCACATGAGTTCGCAGGCGGTTCTTGACACCTTTCCATCGTATACCTTAACATTACATGCTTTTGCCCATCTGATTTCATGTTCGTTAAGAGTAACGCAGGGCTGTGTCATTCTCCGTGCTTCCTCATTGGCATCCGCCAACCCTCTCACCATTTCTTCTCTGGTAAACATGGCATTTCGTATCTTCTCCGATAAAGACGATACTGCTTTGGATACATAGTCCATCGCTTTTTTATCAAATTTAGGAATAGCGTCATCTATACTCTGAAGTCTGTCTTTTAACATCTTGAGATTGGATTGATACTCTGACCTTCTTCCTTCAGGAACTTGTCCTTCACGAAGGGCATGAGACATGATAGTTACGGTATTTTCTAACTCTTCTTTGTATGCAGAATTATACCATAAAGGGATAGTCGATGCTATTTTTTTTCCATCTGGCGATAGGTCTGATTGAGTAAAGACATTAAACTCTGGTTGTTCTATATCGTCTATATCTGTTCTTATTACTTTGTCTGCCATAACTCCTCCAATATGATAAGATAAAGGGAGTGTAGTTTAACTACACCCCCTTATTAAGTTTACGATACTGTGTTACCGTAAAGACCACGCCAGTTAATCGAGCCGCAACCAAATGAAGAGTAGATGCTGTGTTTGATAGAGAAACTTTCAAAGTCTGTTATGGTGTTGTGTTCCTCTTTGATACGGTCCAACCAGATAATGAACTGTTTCAGATAACGAGAGTCAGCCAAGAACCAGTTTGTTGTGGAAACAGTATCGAGGTAAATCCATGGGATTACCTTGAACTGTTTGTAGAGAACGTTGATAGCGTTGTTAGCTGATGTAGAGTCTTTTTCCGATGCAGCTCCTGAACGAGGGTCATATCCAGTGATTTCAAGTGCTGTATCGTACAGTGCTACTGGAACTATGAGAGTATCAGGTGTAACATCAAAGAACTCACCGATGTCGTCCTTGAACTTCATCATAGCTACTCTTGCCGCTGCCAATGAGGTTTTGCTCAATGCTGATGTTCCGTAGTTGGTAAAGCCTGTTGTTGTGGGAACACCGCTTTTGGTAGAGTGTGCAGCACAAAGGGCTACACCTTCCTCGTTGGACATGAACTCCCATGCAGCAGAGAAAGCATAGTTGAGTATATTAGCCGCTTTCTTTTCTTTTACTCTTGCAAGGGAACGTGCAAGTCCATTCTGAAGGTTGTCCATTACCCTGAACTGTTTGGTGTCTATGAGTCTGCGTTCTATCATTATACCTGCAGCAAACTCCTGTGTTTCTATTTTGGTATAGTAACCAGGAGATACAGAGATATACTGCAGCCTGCCATCAAACTTCGGGATGTCAGGAACAGAACCCACTTCCCAGTATTCTTCACCAAGTCTTGTAGTTTTTTCTGTTCCGAAGAGCTGTGGTGCTACAAGTTTGGTAGGTGAAAGATAATCCTCGAGGACTTTGGTCAAGTTCCTGTCCAGTAATCTTGCAAAATTCTGAAGCGTTATTATATCAGCCATGATTTACCTCCTATGCAAATCTAAATGTTACTGTTTCAAGACCAGATGTAGACAGGTCAACTTCTTCGACTATAATGGAGTAGTACTTGGAAAGAGCATTTGTTGGGTCTACATACATGCTGAGAGAGTCGAATTGCGCTTTTGACAGCCCAAGAGTTACGTTAGCTCTGACATAGTAGTCTGTTGTCGCTACATCGTAAGGCCAGTATACAGGGAAGTTAGATGCCGTTTTAGAATTATCGTTGTTGTTGTTGCCGTTTACCCTGTATATACCCTTGTTAGCTCCTGAACGGCAATAGAATATAGTGTTGTAGTCTACCGTTCCCTGCGATGCTTCGGATTTGGTTATTGCAGCACCTGTTGTGCTTGCATCGGCAGGATTAAATGCTGTCAATGCTCCGCCAAACGTTCCCTGAATAACCGTGTCCTTTCCTATAAGCTCTACCTGAACCATAGCCATAGGGTCTCCAACGCTCCACATACCCTGCGCACCCTGCCATTTACGGGCTAACTGGTCTGCTTGAGATGCAACTCCTGTTATGTAGTGTGCATTATATGTCGAAGAGTATGTTGGGGTTTTATCATTTGTTGCTACTACTATACCTATTGGTCTATCTGTATCAGGCGTTCCAGATGCAGCACCAAATGCGGTAGCAAATCCCTGCGATGTAGTAACCATCTGCCCTACATACAGGGTTGTTGCAGCCGTAACTGGAAGCCATATCGTGCCTAATCCTGATTCTTTAGCTACTTTAAACATATCGTTACCTCCTTATCGTTTTCTGTTTACTGTTGATTTAGTGGGTGTGATTAAGTCGGAATCCAATGCCGATTTTATATCATCATCCGACAAGCCGAAATACTGTGCGAGTTCCATAGCCTCTGGGTTGAGTGAGTGTTTCTTGCTATAGTCTGATGGAGATGACTTTGTAAGCTGGGCAGGAGTATCTTCTTTCCCTTTGTAAGTATGACGTGATAGAACATCCACCTTTGCTTTGAGGTATCCTATCTCTGCGTCTCTTACAGGGTCTCCCGTGAACACTGCGTTATACTTGTCATTCCATGTTTTATAGATGTCAGAACGAATACCGTCATCCTCCTGTATAAGAAGAGACTGGAAGGTCTTGACATAGTTATTCTCATAACGAGTCTTTTCTTCCGCTTTTCTCTTCTCTGCTTCTGTGAGGACACGAAGAACATCTTTCTTGGTTGTAATTACTTCTTCTTCGTCGTCTTCTTTAGCAGGTTCTTTGGGGGATACTCGTTCTACAAGACTCTGAAGTAGTTTTGTCTGGGTCTCTAATTGTGATGTCAGGCTGGTTATTGTCTCCTCGAGATACTTGACCTTACGCCCAAGACGAGAACGTTCTGCGTTGTCATCCTGTGGTTTGAGGGAAGTGTCTTGAGTGTCCTGAGATTGAGAGTCCTGTGTATCAGAGTCAGATAAAGTCTGGTCGTCCTGATTGAGTGCTTGTGCCATTTCGTTTTCTAATGCTTCGTAATCCATAAATCCTCCTTGTTCGTGTTATCTTCGTGTATAAGAGACGTAGTCTTATACTGAAGATAAGAGAACGGTTTATTTGTTGAACAATTCATTCTTGGCATTCTCATTAGTGTTGAATAATTTATCATTTGCATTTTCATAAGCATAACAGAACAGTTTAGTATAGCTGTTCTTGTTATGTGTTGAACAATTCATCTTTTGCATTCTCATAAGCGTTGATATACGAACTCCATCTTTTGATGAGTTCTGTAAGTACCTTGTATTCTATCTTGTCATTATCCGTTGCGTCAAGAGATGTTATTTTCTGAAGGGATTTAGCGTGCATGTCGGTTAGGTCGGCAAGAAGTTTCTGTCCTATTTCTGTTGATATAGCTTCCACAAAGGGCTGATACTGCTTGAGCAAGGTAAGAGACTGCTGTTTGGCTGTAGCGTTGAGTTTGAGATAGTCGGTCAAGGATGTCGTTACCGCTTGTGGAGTATCATGTCTCATAAAGTCTCCTTAATAATATATACGTGTAAAGTAGAAAAAAGTAAAGTAGTAATCATACTTGTCCTGCTTCTCTTGCCCCAGCTTCTACATTTGTCATTTCCATACCATACTGGTTAGTGGTCGCTGGTGCTTCAGGTGCTTGTGTTTGTCCTGTGGTCAATGACTCTGATGTTTGGGGGGTAGGGGGATTTGCCCCTTGTTGCGTTGGCTGTTGGCTGAATAGAGATTGTATTACACTATACTCTCCACCCATAAGTTTCAGTATCTCCAGCAGTATGTAGTTTACTATGTTGACTGCTTGAGGATGTTTCAGGGAAGATACTATCTGGAGTAAGTTGGTGTAGTTCTGTATCTTTGTCTTCTTGGAGTATTCAAGTTCTATTGCCGATGTAACAGGTTTGTAGGTATAATCTGCGTCAGGGTCAAAATAGGCTATCGAGTTACCAAGTATCTCTCTTGCTGTTTCCTCTCTCATAAACTGGTATGCCATCTGGAGTATTGTCCAGTATAGTTCGCAGTTAAACGTGTATTCGAGAGATAGGGATTTATAAGCCATACGCATATCTGTTCTCTGTTCCGCTCCTGCTACTGCTGTTGCTGTTGTAGATGCTTTGATAGAACCTACATTACCCATCGTGGTAGGGAATATTGCTCGTAACTGCTGGAGTTCATTGATAAGCATCGCTGACTGGTTAAGCGCTCCTACTACGTTGTCCGATATTTTAAGCTCCTGTAAGTCATTTACGGGGTCTTCGAGAAGTATAGGCTTGTTAGGTGATATACGAGTTCCGATGGGTCTATGTCTCCATATTTTCTCATCTTGAACGCTGGGAATGTAGCGAGCATAACACGGTCGTTGGAGATATTGATGGTATCGTTGATAGCTTCCTGCAGGTTGATGGAGAAATCTGTATCTGTTGTTCCTTCTGAACGGGTAGGGTGAATGTAGTATAGACCTCTGACAATAGGACGGTATGGTATGTTTTTGGATGTTACATAACGTTGTGGGTCAAAACGAATAAGGATGTAAGTAGAACCAGATTTGACAAAGGTAATAATGGTTTCTATAAGTTCTGCATTGTCGAGAGGATTACCTTGAGGGTCTATGCCAGGTGATATTCTTACAGGTATTCCGTATTTGTCTTTTTCATGAACTATTGACCAGAATTTACCGTATCTTTCATAGACATCGTATAGAGGATATGTTACTTCAGGAAAGACGTACCGTGTGTCTTTGTTGTATGACTCATGGGCTGTTTCCGTTTCTGCCTGCGGTTTGAGTGCTTTCACCTTGTCAAGGCTGAAGTAGTTGCATCGTTCTTTATCCTTTACGAGGTCGTTGTAGGACTTTTCATGGCGGATAATGACATAACGTTTTTCCTGAATAGAGTATGCGTATTCAGGTGATACGAAGACATTGCGAGGGTCTACGACATCACAGTTGAAACAGTCTTTGATTATGTGTTCTTTGGTTACTGTTTTAGGTATGGATACTATACGAGGGGGTTCTGTATCTGTTCCAGGTACTATCTGGTCTTCCTGTTCTATATCTTTTGTCGTAACTGTTTCCTGTTCCCACCAGCAGAGGAGATATACTACTCCCGCTAACTGACGGATACTGGTAGCTCTCATTAGTTTCTGGAAGTAATACAGGTCTTTGCGATTAAGTATCTTGTTTATCAGTATCTTTGTAGCATCACACTTTTTCTTGTCCTCTGGTCTATCTCCTTCAAGGTAGACTTCTACAAAGTCTCTTGTCTGGAAATATTGGGTAGCTGTTATAGAGGCTTCTGTAATGTAGGATGAGAAAAACTCTGGAATGTTGACATCAGATTGCCATGAGTATTTCTCTGATGTCTTGTATCCGTCGACTGAAGCAAGACCTTTTTCGTAGACGTCGGATATGTAATCGTTGTTGGTGCGGGATGTCGATATTTCAGAAGAGATGATGTTCATAAGTGCTGTTTCAGTGTCCTTGATACCTTTTCTCATGATTACCTCGCTATGCTATTTTATCACCCGTATACTTGCTTAACTTCACCATCTTGATACTTCTTCTCATGCTTACCTCACTATATACATCTTATTGTTAAAGTATGTAGGTGCTATATCTACTGGATTGACTATCCGTAACCGTGATATAAGGATTCTCTCTTTCAATGCCCCTTCTAATGCTGTGCAGAAATGAGAATACTTTTGCTGTGGTTTCTCTTTCATATCTTTCTCCAACAACTTGTCTCTATTCTTCCATGTCTCATATGACCAGTTCTTCATGGATTCTATGGTATATCTGCACGTCGAGAATACCCAGAGGGTAGGTATCGCTCCAGCATTGTTATTTAGTGGTCTACCACACTGTAAAGAACCCTTCAAGCGTTTCCTAACTTCTTCCCTGCCCGTATCGGATACAGTGTCAAAACTTCTCCAGTAAGCACCAGAACATGTACCTTCTCTTTTTGATTTGTAGAAGATTTTGTTCATTTCCTGAACAGGTGAGGTAGAGGTGTTGATGGACTTAATTTGTGCTCTTGGGTCTATCAAGTCTGCTGTGTATCTGTATTGTTTAGATTTCCGTGCTATCAAGAACGCTATCTGTTCGAGGGTATGAGAATGCGGAGATACTTTGAGTTCATCGTATATAAAGCATTCGTTTGCAGGTGATATAGCTCCCCATAGACACGCCCAATCGTTGGACTCATGGTAGTCTATTGTTCTAAAGTGTTTCCATTCTGGAGGGATGGATGTAGAAGCGAAGTAGTCTATTGGGTTGATGACATGGACAAGAGGGTTGAAGTCTTTGTATACCCTACCTGATACATTAGAGAATAGACCGTATCGTCTTACGTTGACGTCTGAATCTTCCGCAAGCATGAAGAATCTCGATGTGATAAAGTCTTCAAAGGTAGAGTAGGGTGGATTTTCTTGAAACTGTCTGTATTTTTCGAGTTCTTTCTCGAATATTCCTTGTAAGTATGGGTTGTCATCTGTTGCTGTGTAGATGACTGTTATGTCTGGGTTGTCTGGGAAGTGCTGTTCCTTGAGTGCTTCCGATGATTTGTTAATCTGTTTCAGGCGTTCTGCTACTGCTTTAGAACGGTAGATATGCCGTGCTCTTTCGTAAAGCATAGTATATATCCATTCTGCTTCACTGTCTGCTGGCGTAAGGGTAATAACCATATCACCGCCCGTTGAGATTAAACGCATACTGTTCTCTTCGTATACTGAATAAGGTGGACATTCGTCTATCCAGATGTATGCTCTTTCTACACCTGCCATATTACCTACTGATTGTGAGAAGGAAGAAAACTCGACAAAGATGTATTGCGATGAGAAAGGGTCTTTGATGGTTAAGACAGGGTTTTTTGTAGTGATGTCTTTGACTATGAGTTCATTTGGTAAGCGTTTCATCAGTTCTGGATACTGGGTGTTTCTGACTGTATCCTGTTTCTCTACTTTGGAAGGTAAGACACTGGAGATAAAACGGACTATTCTCGATGGCATATCATCAGAAAAGTTCTTGTGTGGGATAGGATGAATACGGAATAGACGGAGCATGAAGTCCATGATAGCTGTTGCTGTCTTACCTGTTCTGTTGCCGCCTATGAGGACGGTAATGGGAGAGGTAGAGTTGGTTAGTCTGTCTAACTGGAAGGATGGGATAAATGAGGTGAAGTCAACACTATATCTAATGCTCATTGTCGCTATCCTGTTTGCTGATTGCTATAAGGTTGTTGATTATGACGTAGAAGTAGAATAGGTTGCAGAAGATAAGGGTTATTATTGCTGCAGTTGTGCGTGAAGTGTGGTAGAGGATGAACATAGCAGAACCGATAACAATGGTA